CATAATCTCAATCCAATTCATTTCATCTAGTTGTTCTTCGTCTACGCCATCAACTGATTCAAACCATACTTTAAACTCTAAAGCATATCCATGTAATAGTTGACAATGTGAATGCTTTGCTTTCCATTGACGAATAGCAACGGAATAATTATCAAAGCGTTTTGTTGATTGATATTTTTTCATATTAGTTATTAATGCTATATTTTTTCTTATTTTTAACGGTATTGAAGTATATCTCGTCCACCCTATTTAAATAGTTCGGATCATGAATTTTACGTCCTAATAAATTTTTTGTTTGTAATTCACTTGAAGCTTCAAACTTAATAATTTCATTTTCAAATGATTTGACTGCATTACTAAAATGGTCAACATAACCTCTTCTTTTACCCATAAAATTTAAAAACTTTAATATACTTGAATATAAGATATACATTTCATATTTCCAAATCTTTTTAAAAATAAGAGTAAAAGAGCCCGAAGTTTTACGTCCGAGCTCTAATTTTTGTTTGATAGTTATTCTTTTTCCTTAATATAAATACCTCCTTGAGAGATAACAGAAAATTCAAATTCTGTAGTAATTTTCGGACCGTCTGGTCTAAATACTATATATGGAATTTCACTGCCTACAATTGAATTAACTGCTTCTTGAATATCAGTTGTAAATTCATTTGGATTTCTTACATATTTTAATCTTCGCAACTCAATAATTAATGATTCTGATATTCCTCGTTCTTTTAAATTTAAAGATATATTCTTTTTTAAATTTGTAGGAATTTCATCTATCATATATGAAACAGGAGATGCATTTGGTCCTCTAAATGTAACATATGTATATCCTGTAGAATTTGATTGGGATAGTTTATTAAAGCTAATATAAAGCTGTTTAAATTTTTTAATATCATCTTTATTAAATTCACCTTTAGATATCATATCTATACGAGAATTTATGTCTAATATTAATGTTTTTAAATTATCATCTTGTATAAACTTAATTCCATTTGTTACGACTAAATCATTAACTACATTTAATGTTTTATTAATTTCGTTCCAAAATTCAAACTTTGTAACTTTACCTTTAGTTCCTAAACGAATTGGTTTAGATTTACTGTAACTTCTATAATCCTTAACCTCATATTTTTTATTACCAATTGCTAGGTCAAATGATTCTCCACCACCTGATACTTTAGAGTTTCTTATTAATGTAGCTAACAATAATTCTGCTTTACCAATTCCCTTTGGCTCTAAATCATATAATTTTGAACCTATACCTGAAGAATAATCTCCAGAAGTAATATTACTTATAGAATCCTTTGAATATAATATTCTTACAAATTCAGATTGCTCTTTTGCTGATAGTTGATTTAAGAATGATGTCATTGCAGCTGTAGAATTACCACCCGGTAGATTATTTACAAAAGTATTAAAATCTTCTTCTTTCCCGCCTTCAATAATTTTTTTCTGTAAAGAAGCTGGTATTTTTATAGAAATTGACTGTGCTGCTTTTTTCTTTAATGCATCATTAATCATTCCATGGACATCTTCTTTAGTAAGCGATATACGTTCTAATAAGGTATTTATCATATTCATATTTTATATAATATAAATATCGTCTATAAATTATTTACCTGTACTTCCAAAACCACCACTACCTCTTTCAGAACTACTCAACTCTTTATATTCAACTAATTCAATTTCTGGATATTCAATTATTACTAATTGTCCAACACGCTCGCCAATTTCATACTTCTTTGAAGGAACTCCACAAATTTTATTAAATGTAAATTGAATTTCACCTCTATATCCACTATCAATAACCCCTACAGAGTTAGATAATTGTAACTCCATTTTGCGTATTGAAGATCTAGGAAATATTAAACCTACATGGTCTTCTGGTATTTCTATTGCCAAACCAGTTCCATAAGTGATTTGAAATGGATCATCCGATATAATGCTTATTGCTGTTAAATCTAATCCAGCATCCCCTGCCTTAGCATATTTAGGTATTATTGCATTAGGGTCTAGTTTCTTTACTTTTACTTTCATTTTTGTTTATTTTATATAATCCGTACAGATTTATTAATATTATAACTGCACTTAATGCTATATGACTATAATTACGTATGGACATATCATAGAATATCCATCCGATATCGCCGATTATCCATACGTAAATAGCATATTTTAATTTTTGGGTACTATTTAATATAAATCCTATTAGCACTGTTATAGTGCATATCCACCCAAATAATTCCATAACTTATTTTTTATTTTATACTCCTTCTACAACGCAACCATCTGCACCGCAAGCTATCTCACCGTTAAGATTTGTGTTGTCTATTAATTCAACTACTTGAGATAAATCAATGTTTGTTAAGTGTTGTATTAATTCATTATATTTTTCTTCTGTAATGTCTTCAAATGGAGCTTGAATATATGAATGATCTGAAAATGGTAAAACTGATAATCCATTATATGAATTTTTATTTTCCCACATCCAATTTCCTACTTCTTCCCACTCATTATCTTTAACAGAAATCGTTGCAGAAATATTGTGAGTGTTTTGTCCTGTTCTGTGACCTGGTTGAACCCAGTTATCATAAAACCATTTTACTCTTGATAATAAGTCTAATGCACTTTCTGTTCTTAAAATAGAACCTGCTGGTGCTTTTTGTGGAACAGAAATAACAGCCGTATCATGTGGTCTGAAATATTCATCTTCTAGAAGTTCTGGATGATTTATTAATAAATGTGTATATAAAGATTCATTCTTTCCAATACGCATTCTTCTAATGTAATAATCATTGTGCCAAGCATGAATTCCGCTTGATGTGCCTAATACTAGTGATGATGTTCCACTAGGTTTAATTGTCGTTGTTCTAGCTGCTTTATTAATTCCAATAAGATTTGCTATTCTAGCATTTTCTGTTTTAACTATATTTGCTGCCAAAGCCATATCATACTGTTGAGCTTTACCAGAACCAACGCCTGTAATACCTACTCCAATTAAAGCTTCTTTTTCTGTAGTTCTTTGCCAAATAGGTCTTAGATAATGAAAGTCGGTATATCCTGCTTGAAGTGTTCCAATAAATGCAGCTGCTTTTACTCTAGCATTTAAATCTTCTTGAGATTCAATATTACTTACATTTACTTCGCATAAATTACAAAATTGAAATGGTCTTAATGCAATTTCGCAACAAGGATTAGTTCCCCAATCTTTATCATTATTTAAATAAATACCAGGTTCTCCTGCGCCAGATGCTTTAATTTTTTCCCATAATGACATAAAGAATTCTTTTGTAACTCTATTACGTAATAATACAGCTGAGTTATTTGCTCTTCCTCTTTGTGGATTTAATTCCCACCAAGCTCCTGATTTAGCTGCAATCATATCTTCATCATCAGCGCTAAATAAAGCAATTAATGCAGCTCTTCTAATACCACCTGCTAATACTGCATCTGCAATATGACAAATAATATCGTGAGTTTCTATCGGTGTTAATTTATCCCCATCATTCTTTGTATCTAAAATACCAGATACTTTAACGATACATTCTTTTAAAGGCTGTGGTCCTGGTGCTTTACCACCCGATGTAACTAATGCTGCACCTTTGGCACGAATATCAGAAAAATCAAATAAAATACTTGACCCTCCTTCAAAGTAAGATTTCATTAATACTTTAATAGCATCTGCCCATCCTTCAATTGAATCTCCAATTAAAAATCTTCTATGTTTTAAAGCATTTGGTTTTCTAATCTCAGGTAATGAATCTACATGATGCTTTTGTACTGAATATCCTACTCCTGTACCACCTAGTAATAAGAACATTGTTTCTCCGAATGCTCTATAATCATCAATTGGTAAGTATGCACAATTGTATATTCTATTTGGAGATAATTCAATTGACTTTCCTCCAAATTGTAAACTTCTCATTGAAGGTAAAACTTTACGATCATACACTAACTTATAAGTTTCTTCAATCTCTTCCTTTAAGATAGGATACTTTTTAATGTGCATTTCTTTGTTACGGGTTACTATTTCTTCCCATGTTTCTCTGCGATTTATATCATTATTAAATTTCGCATACTTACTATAGACAGTAAGATCAGAGAGTATTTTGTTTGATATCTCCATTTTGTTTGTTTTAATTAAATTTATTGTATTGTAAGATAAGTGATTTCATAACTGCCCTTATTTGGGTATATATAAATATCATTTATGACGTATTTTAGCCTAAAGAATCTCCTAAAAGTTCACTATATTTTGTAGCTAATGATTTTCTAGTTACAGTATCTTCATCCATCTCTGTTCTTGTTTCTTTTCCTTTAATTGATGTTTCTTGATACATATCAATTCTACCATTTGACATATTAAGTTTTGTTGGAAGTGTCAATCCATCTGGCCCAAAACGATTCTTAATAAAATGCACTCTACCTGTACCTGCTATCTTATCTGTCGTTTTTCTTGCCAATGAAATAATTACATCTCCAATCATAATTTTACTAAAAGAAGAAGCAACTTGATCCGATGTAATAATATCTGATTCTACTGAACTTCTATTTGCTTGAGATGCCGTAATTAATGGAACTTGATATTCACCTGCCATACCTCTTAAATCTTCATAAGTAGTTTCAAGCTCTTCATGAAGTTTCTCCTTTGCTTTTGCTGAACGCAATAAATCTGCATAATCTACAATAATAATATCTGGTTTTATACCTTGCATTATTATTTTATCTAAATGTGCTTTTAATGTCGTTACAGATGCTGTTTTTGTTGGAAAATACTTTAAGATTAATTGGCCTGATATTTTACCTAATTCATGCTCTACTTCATCTAAGTTATATTTTAAGTTTGCAGTTGCAATTCCAGTAACTACTGAGTCATATCTTTGAGCTACATATGGCTCTGATAATTCCATTGTATAATGTACAACTGTTTTTCCTTGTCTTAATAAATGAGCACCAACATTAATCATTGCTGTTGATTTACCAGCTCCTGGTCCTGCTACAAATATAATTAATTCACCTTTACCAACGCCACCATCAGTTAATTCATTAAAAGAAGTCCAAGGAGTTGCGACAGTTTGTCTGGCAGATTCTTTATAACGTAGCTTTATATCCTTTAAATAATCTAATCCAATATCTTGATTTGCTCCTGCTTTTAAAGCAGTATCAATTTTCTTTTTAATACTATCATACTCACCTGATTTTAATAAATCTACAGATTCGATAATTGCAGTTTTGATACATTGATTTTTACAGAAATTAATACATTCTGATTTAACGAATTCTAAATCCTCAGCTTCTACATATCTTAATATTTCCTTTAAAGACTCTACAATTGAAATTTTTAAAGCTTCATTAGTAAGCTCCATTGCTTTTACTTTAAAAACTTCTAATGTAGGTACTGTCTTATATTCTGGAAAATAACTCATTATGATATTTACAATCCAAATATTTGCTTCAGAGTCAAAATATTCTGGAATAAGGATATCATATATTTGCTGAATAAATGCTCTATCTTTTATTAATGCAGCAATAATCTTTAATTGGAAAGTCTTTCCATACTGCGTAAATCTATCTTGGTTCATAGTTCTAATATATAAGATACTTTTTTAAAAATCAAGAATTATTATTAGAAAGCGCAAATTGATTTAGTTGATTAAAATTACTTAAAAATGCAATCGGGTCGCTTATATATGAATATCCTTTATCTAAAGTTAAAATCTGTAAGAATTCATTTTTATTTATTAAGTCAATTGGCTCATTAAACTTATCATTTAAAAATAGCTTATGAGTTCCAGATATATTTACATCATGCAATTGCATTAATTTATAGTTACGAATAATATCTTCTTTACTTTCTAAAATTTTCTTGTATAGTTTTTCTGTTTTATTATCCTCACAGAAAGATAAGAATTCATCTAAACCAATTACCCGATTCTCATGCAGAATAGATACCTTTTGTGCGGTCTTAGGCCCTATACCAGTAACTCCAGGTATATTATCCGAGTCATCTCCTAAGAAGACCTTATACAGGTGATAATTGGTGGCTGGCACTCCAAATCTTTCTTTTACACTTTCAAGTTTATAAAGTTTCTTTTCAACCGGACGATATACATTTACCTTTTCATTAATAAGCTGAAGATAATCTTTATCATCAGATACTATAATAGTATTATTGCTTCGAGTGTTTAATACATTCGTAGTTAAGTATGCTATCATATCATCTGCTTCGATATGATCTAATGTAATTACTGTTGTAGGTAAACATCTTAAGTATTGAATCAACCTTACAAATTGATGCTTTAAGGATCTATCTTCATCTTCTGCATTTTCAAATAATTCCGCTCGATTGAAAGATTTCGGTGCTAAACGATTTCCTTTATAATCAGAATAAATTTCTCTGCGCTTTTGAGACCCGCCCTTTCCGTCAAAAGTTATAATGACTCTAGTTGGCTTGAAGCTTCTAATATAGGATGCCATTGATCGTAAAAACCCCAAAGAACCACCCAAATGTTCTCCATTTTCATTCATTACTGGGTTTGCCATGAAACATCTCAAGTAAAAATTAGTCCCGTCAATTAACATCACCCTTGAGTTAACATTAATTGATTCGGGACTATCTTTTTCCTGTTGAATTTCTTTTAAAAGCTCAACATATCTATTTAACATAGTTTATTTTTTATTAGTACATGCCATGTCCCATATTAGGGTTTGGCTGAATTTGTTCTTCTTTATCATTTGCAAGAACACATTCTGTCATAAGAATCATACTCGCCGCACTTGCTGCATTTTGTAAAGCAACTCTGCTTACTTTAGTCGGGTCAATAACACCAGCTGTAATTAAATTTTCATATACATCTGTTCTAGCATTGTAACCAAAATCTGCTTTTCCTTCACGAACTTTGTTTACTACTACACTACCTTCACCACCAGCATTAGAAACAATTTGACGTAATGGCTCTTCAATAGCTCGTTTAATAATTGCAATACCGGTGTTTTCATCGTCATTAACGCCCTTTAATAATTCTAAGGCATCTAAGGTACGAATATAAGCTACACCACCACCTGCGACGATTCCTTCTTCAATAGCAGCTCTAGTTGCATGAAGTGCATCGTCTACTCTATCTTTCTTTTCTTTCATCTCTACTTCTGTAGCAGCACCAATATACAATACTGCAACACCACCGGCTAATTTAGCCAAACGTTCTTGAAGTTTTTCTTTATCGTAATCTGACTGAGTAGATTCAATTTGATTTTTGATTTGAGTAATACGATCTTGAATAGCTTCTTTTTTACCTACACCATTAATAATTGTAGTACTGTCTTTAGATACAATAATCTTCTCAGCTCTTCCTAAGTGACTTAACTCAACATTCTCTAATTTAAGACCCAATTCTTCACTGATAACTGTTGCTCCTGTAAGTGTAGCGATGTCCTCTAACATTGCTTTACGTTTTTCTCCAAATTCTGGAGCTTTAACTGCTGCTACATTTAAAATACCACGTGCACGGTTTACAACTAATGTACCTAATGCTTCACCATCAATATCTTCTGCAATAATTAAGATTGATTTTTGTTGCTTCATTACCTGATCTAGGATAGGTAAAATATCTTTAATTACAGATACGCGCTTTTCATAAATCAAAATATAAGGAGAATTAAGTTCAGCATCTTGTTTTTCTGGATTAGTAATAAAATATGGAGATAAATATCCACGATTAAATTGCATACCCTCAACAATTTTTACTTCTGTTTCAGTACCTTTTGCTTCTTCTACGGTAATAATTCCTTCTTTACCGACCTGACTCATTGCATCAGCAATTAATGTGCCAATTACAGAATCATTATTTGCACTAATAGTTGCAACTTGACGAACTTTGTCATTATCATCTTCGATAATTTGACTTTGGTTTTTTAATTCATCAATTACTACAGAAACTGCTTTATCAATACCACGTTTCAAATCCATTGGATTGGCACCCGCAGCTACATTCTTTAGTCCAACAGTTACAATTGACTGAGCTAATACAGTAGCAGTTGTAGTTCCATCTCCTGCAATATCTGCAGTTTTAGAAGCTACTTCCCTTACCATTTGAGCTCCTAGATTTTCTAAAGGGTCTTTTAAATCAATTTCCTTAGCAACAGAAACACCGTCTTTCGTAACAACCGGTGCACCGAATTTTTTACCAATTACTACATTACGTCCTTTTGGACCTAGTGTTGTTTTTACGGCGTTAGCTAAAGCATCTACTCCGCGCTTTAACCCATCACGCGCTTCTAAATTATAATATATTGTTTTTGTCATAAACTTATTGTGTTGTTTTTATTTTAAAAATCATCTCCACCCTCTGGAGAAGTAACTATCGATAGATTTTCATCTGGATTTGCTGGGTCATATTTCATAATATATTCCTCGCAAAGTCGAGTATATACTTGCGTCTTTAAAGCAGGATTATCTTTTAATTTCTGAAGAATATTAGCAGATGTAAATATTATCTCTTCTCCTGTTTCAGTGTCAATATAATCATAATATGCACCGCGCTTCTTAACTAACTTATGTTTTGTTAATTCATCAATCCAACTAGGTGCAGAATCAATACCAGAATCAAAGTAAATATCATATTCAACTTCTCTCGAAGGAGGACCTAAACGATTTTTCTTGATCTTTAATTTTGTTTTAGCTCCTACAACCGTACCATCAGACTTCTTAATCATTCCTAAATTATAAAGAGTCAACCTTACTGATGCATGAAATCCAACTGCTTTACCACCTGAGGTTTGAGTCTTTTCACCAAAGCCCATAACACCTACTTTATCACGTAACTGATTTGTTAAAATTAAGCAAATTTTTTGTCTGCCAATCATATTAGTAATCTTACGCATTGCTTTTGATAATACAATAGCTTTTGTAGTTGCATATCCATCTTTTTCATAATCTGCTTCTTGCTCAACTTTTGTTGTTGCGCCCATGATAGAATCAATTGCAATACAAACTAAACGATCTTTATCTGCTTGTCTTACTTTTTCAATAATTGTTTCAACAATTGAAAATGCATCTTCAATAGTTTCTACTGGAGCGTAAATCATTTTACTTAAATCCATTCCTAACATTTCAAAGAAATCATTTGCTACTGCATTTTCTGTATCAATATAAATTGATAATCCACCCTTACGTTGACATTGCGCTAATATATTTGCAGTTAATAAAGATTTACCTGCAGCAGATTCTCCCATAATTTCAATAATACGACCTACTGGTAATCCACCATTTGGTCTATTTGAAATTGCTAAATCTACAATGTCATTTCCTGTTGAAATCCAATCTGTAACATTACTTGGAGAATCGATATCTTTATCTAGAAAATACGCTACTTTATAATTCGTTTCTTTGAATTTTGTATTTAGTGTATTTGCTAATAAAGAAGCCAAATCTTCATGAACTGCCCCAGCGGATAATCCGTCTTCTGTTTTCTTTTTTGCCATAATATTATGTTATTATAGTAAAATAAGAGGAGTAGACTATACTAACTCCCCTTATTCACTTTTATTTTTTAGTTTTTAAACAAGTCGTCGAATGCGCTTGATATATCTTCTACTGACTTAGTTTCAGCAGGTTTTGTTGGAGTTGATACTTTAGAAGCAGCGGCAGGTGCACCTGTTGAGCCTTCTTCAGTTACTCCTTCTGTATCACGATTTAACCAATTGGTCAATACTACTTTCAAATCTTCATATGAAGGTTCTTTGAAAATTTCTAATAAATTCTTTTGACCAGTTGCGATTTTTGAGATAATATCCTTATCTGTATGAACCGGTGTTTGATTTGGTTTAATACGGATTGATGTTTCTGGATAATCTTTTCCTGTTTGTTCTTTAGTTTTGAACTCTACTGTAATATCTCGACCTGAAGCTGGATCTGTAATATCACCGTAATCTGGATCTGCGATAAATCCTAATAATTCTTGATATACTGTTTTACCAAAACCCCAGAACTTAACACCTTCATGTTCTTTACCACGAACGATAATAGGAGCATAACATCTCATCTTAGGCTCGATTTTCTTGCCTAATTTCCAATCTTCTTTTCTTCCTGTTGATTGAAGCTTTTCTGAAAATTCTACTACTGGATCTGCTTTGCCAAAAGTGGCTGGAGATAAATACTGCTTATTCCCGAATTCATAATGGAAATAAAGTTCATTGAATGGGTTGTCCTTGTTAAATTGATAAGGAACGATTCTAATTACTTGGGTACCTGGTTCTGGTTTCCATAAAGAATCTTGTCTTTCACCTTTTCCCGTGTTCTTTTGCAAGTCGCTTAACTTTGCTCTGATGCTGTCTAAATTAATAGCCATAATTGTTTGTTTTTGTTTTAAATTGTTTAACTTACTAAATATCTACCTGATATCTAAATTTCTTATCTAATATATAAATTTTTATTCATACTTCCAAATATATCCGCCAGAACGTTTACTTTTACCTGATAAACAAGGCCCTGGATTAATTCCTGTAATAAAATGTGCGGCTCTAGCAGATTCAAATCTAGAAACTTCTATCATTTCTTGTGTATACTGAATTACTGGTTTTCTGTTTT